CTCTCATTGTCCTGCTCTTGTGATATGCAGTATCACTTGCGTCTTTAATCAGCCTTAGTTCGTTATCGGCTAATTGAAACATCTCATTGGCTTCGTTAGCTCTTTTATCCCTGCGTAAATAAATAGATGCGGCGAAGTAAACAGCTGCCATATCATAATCTTCGTCAAAGCCAAATATTCTAAAGTCTGCAAATACAGGTAAAGGCTTAACTATACTATAAACAGTTATAGTATGACTAGAACTTGAAGGTGGCGGGTCTAATACAAGTTGTTTGCGTCCTTGTGGTTGTATGGCAAAGGTGTCGCCATTCCCCCATCCCTTAGTATTGCTACCATTGGCATCTTCAAACATGGCTGTAACAAGTGCAGTTTCAGATGTAATCGAAAGTACATAACCACTAAATATACTGCCGGATGTGGTATCGTGAATTATATCTCTAGGGCTAACGCCATCAGTAGAAAACGTACTAGCTGTAGCCGTAACCGTAGATTCGTTGGTTTCGGAATCAATTGCACCTGCACTTGTAGTGGTTCCGGTAATACGATCAAATTGAGACAACTTATCACTAATTGAAAACCTGTCAGGAATAGTTTGAGAAGCCGTTACATTATCACTTATAACGTTAGTCAACGGTGTAAACGGTAGGAAATGGTCAGCAGAACCATCGTTATACTTAATGATATAATCACCACTACTTTCATCACGTATATGTAATCCTATATAATTCGCATCAAGATTGTACCGCCTCTGGCCAGCCACAGTAGTTATTGATTGTTCTGCGTGCATTAAGCCCATAAGCCTTGCTACTTTAATTCCGCCTTTGTCCAAGAAAGAATATTGGCTTTTGGTATCAAGCCAGTTTGAACCAACGGGTTCGCTTATAACTTCCCCGAAATTTTGCAGCATCTCTCTTCCGTCCATGCGCTACTCCTTACCTACAAGTTGTTTCTTTTTGTCTTTATTTCTCTCCCTAGTGTGCATTGCCTTATGAATTCGCTCACTATCTTTTGTCAACACGACCTTACAGCCATCTTCTTTGCACTCCCATTCTTCTACTTTCAGCTTATCTTCCAACATTTCAATCTTCTCTTCTAGCTTCCTATATCTTTCCATTTCCTTTAAATCTACATCTACTGTAACTGAACTAGATTTAGCAGCACTTCCACCTCGTTTTATCCTGAGATTCTCAACAAGATATGTTTTGTCTCCACCAGTCAGATGCCAATTAGCAATCTTTAATACTTTTTCTGCCTCACTCCTTGAGCATTTCCCCCCCCTTACTTTCACGTTGCAACTCTCGGCAAGCCATTTATCTATAGGAATAACTGGATTCGTCATCCTTCGGGCTTCTTCGGCAGGGTCTATACCCTTCCCAGTTTCCATATCTTTCTCTGTGTATAAAGCACTAGCAACTTCTTTTTCTAAATTTTCAAATGAATTCTTGATGTGTGCCATTTCGGAATTATCAAACTTAGGAGTCTGTTCCCTTATGTCATCAAGCCTGGTTTTTTCTCTTGATAATTTCCTTCTATAAAACTCAACAGCACGTGGGTCGGCACGTTTCTCGTCCAATGCGCTGGCAATCTCATCTACCGACTCTTCAAGTTTTTCTATGCCATGTTTGTGCATATACGCAGGATATGAAGATGAAATATGATTCCTGAACTTATTCGTATCTTCATCAACTAAATGCGCTCTATCTACTTCACAAAACATTGATTTAGGTTTTTCTTGTGTTTCTACACCCACAATATTCCTCCCTGAAAAATGAGGGGAGGCAGATTACGAAGCCTTTATACTACGAGTAGCAGTATGTGGGGTTGTTTCTTCTCTGCGCTTCCCCTCAATAAAAAATTAAATTAATCAGTACTTGCAGTTATGTTCGTGTCTGTAACTGCTTTCTCACCAGCCAAATTACATATCGGATTCGGCCCAAAGAATTGCATCCCCGTTCCAACCAATGCTTGTGTAATATTTGAACCATTAGTATTCAACATACTTGAAACATTTGGCCCTATCCATCCCGTAGAACCCTGGACACTTATCGTACTGTCTGTTGAATTTTCAGTCCAAATCTTGCCACTGTGAATATTCAATCTTGTGGCATTGGTGGAAGTAGTCATGATTCCAGACAAATCAAAATTGCCATAGATGTAAAAGTTCCTAATCTCAATATCATCGCCACCAGTCAGACTAATCGCAGAAATAGGATGACCAGTACCTGCGGTAGGCGTACCCCTATGGATATAGCCATTAATAAGAAGCCTGTCTGCATTGGCATCACAAACAATGAAATTAGTAGCTGAACCCTTTTCATCAATATCTCTCGTCTCAATATTAATCAATCTGCAATCAGCAGCATTAATATCAAGTGGTGCAGCTAACAGTTGGACTCTTGCCTCAAACAAAAAGTTAATCATTGCGATATTCGCAGCATCAACGTTCATGTCGGCAGTTGTGGTAGATGTAAACTTTATCGTAGGTCGGTTTGAACCCCTGCCAAGACCTATCCAAGTAATACCGGCAGTGTTTAAATCCAAATCTGCTGTCGCATCCACTGTTTCGACATGACCAGGAAGTACATAAACTACATCCCCATTGTTTGCAGTAGTTCTTGTATCAGCATAATTCATACTTGAATATGGAGTTAGCCTATCACCAGAAGCGGGATTATCACTTCCTTCAGGATCACCACTGTCTACAAAGAACACATTACCACTATAGACTTCACTACCAATACCTGGTATTACAACCATACCAAATGAACTTATCCCATTCGGGAAATTGGTAACCTCTGCTCTCACATCTTGACTTGCTACTATGCCAATCGAAAATGCAAACACAATAGCAAGCGTAAATCTTTTAAAAACATTCATAACAATCCTCCTTGCTATTAAGTTACACATTGTGAAAGAAAATATGTCGCCAGTCTATTGGGCCTAATGAATATCGGTCATACATAGACTGTCTGATTGCCTTGGTCATGAAGTCTCTCTCGTTCTCTGATTCAAACTTCACTCTGTTTAAAAAAAATCATGTTTTTCTTCATCATGTCAAGATCAACCATAGCCCAACTCGAAGTCGAAGAATCTTCCATGCGTTCCCATACAATGACTTCATAAATACCCATTTGAAGGTTCTCATTCCTCTGCCCTGAATCCAAACCCCAAGGCGTGTTGTTAATCTCCTTGGCCTTGAATTCCAAAGAGTCTGGAACGAGCAATCCCCATCGTCTGTTGCTACTCCATCTCTTGCCTATAGGAGTCTTAAACTTACGCATAAGAATCCTTGTAGCGGCTGTACTGGTCTTAGTCATTGCAGATGTTCCGAGATTGTCAAAACCAGTTGAATTGCTTACGCCAACAACCTTAGTCGTATGACTATTAGAAGCAAGGGCAATACCCTCTTCCTGATTGCTTATGAAATCAAATGCAGCCGAAGTCGCTTCATTGATAGGCTTTACTGCATTGTCCTCTCTTACTCTGTTTGCAGAATCAACAAGTCCCGCAGCTATGCTACTCAATGTAAAAACGGCATATTGATCATCGTCAAAAAGAGTACGTTGCGTTTCCACAAAGCCACCAAACTGTGCGGCTTCTATTTTGGTGCTATACCCAGGTGTCATCTTGAGTTCCCCGAATCTACCTGTAAACTCTGTAATATTGGGAACTTGCGATTGTGAGAAAAACTCTTCAACCGCTTTACTTGATGGGAGAGTCGTATAAATCCTGTCTATCATGTTCGTCTGTTCTAAGTATTTCTCCCTATCAATTGATACTTGCTTTATTCCTTCGAAAAGGAGTTTTACATTCTCAAGCGAAGTATTTGGCATCTAAAGTCCCTCCTGTTCTAAATTAAGTTTCGTAATTCTCAAAAGTCTTAGCTATCTCGTATGCCTTTTTAACCGTATCCAAGCCATCTTCATTCTCATTCGAGGCTATCAAAGCACACAAAATCTTCTCCGCTAATTTCTCTGTAGTATTACATTCATCCTTCTTTTCTTCTTTCTTACTCATGTTATTTCTCCTAAAATTAGCAAAAGGTTATGCGGTAACTGGGCCAAAGTGATTAGCTGCAAATCTGAACTCAACCGATTCTTCACCAGCAACACGCAAATCCAACTTGTCAACAAAAACGCCATAGTAAGACGTAATCGCAGCTGAATTGATGTAAAGTGATACAGCGTCAACCTGAATTCTTGAATATCCCTGTCTTTGAGGACACATTACAAATGTATCATCAATGGCAACTGTAAATGGAAATCCAACATCATTCAAATGCGTAGTTGTATTCGTAGTACTAAGTACACGGTATAGCCCTGCATTTGCACCACTTCTGCAATAAATAGTACTAAAATTAGCCACACTCGCCAATTCTGAAGCATTGGTTATGTAAGTATTTGCAACACCACCGTCTGTGCTTGCTGTTGTAACTGTAAGTACGGTAGGGGCAGTACCATAAGCAGCGTTATACAAACGCCCTCGAAGTCTTGTGGTATTGTCAAGAACGGCTATTTCCACAAGTGCCATCTTTTCGCCTTTTACATACATACCACGATTACCAATTTGCGTTCTCCCTACTAAGTTCGCCTGAGATACAACACCGGTAATTTCCTCACCGGCGAACCCTGAAACAGTAGTGCCATCTTCAAATACCTTGGTTTCGTTATTCGTACCAGTAACAAGTCCCGCAATAACGGAATCATTACTAGCATCATAAGCACCATTGGCAACGCCCAATACTTCTACGCCTGCGGTGTCTGTATCCCATTGAACTAACGAACCCGCAAATACTTCTGCTGATTCAGATACAGCAACCATTAACAATTGCGAACTCTTTTTATCAACTAATTCAAAACTCATAATTTAATCTCCTTAAATGATTTACTATTTTGTATAGTCGAACAAACCATATAAATACTACAGGTACAGATACCCTTATGGGAAATCGCCACGCCAATTTAATG